AAATACTTTTTGATTTTCGTTCTTATTGCTATTTATTAAATTGAAAAGTGGTTCTCCGTGAGCTTCAATTCGAGAAAATAAAATCAAAGTATTTCCCTTTAGATCTAAAGCAAGGTTCTTGATAAAATTATTTCTTTTTTCATGACCTATAATATATTGGATCTCATCTTCAAATACATTAAATCTTTGAGGAGGATGTTTTAATACAATACAATTAATATCCAACTTTGAAACATGACCTTGCTTCATCAACTCAACAGTTCTAGTGATTTTATAAGAAGGACCAAATACTCCTTCCAATACCCACTTATGAGTTTGAGTTCCATCTAATGTTCCAGTAAATCCAAATCTATATTTTGCGTGATGTAGATTTGACATTATCTTAATCAAAGACTTACTTTTAAAAAGGTGCGCCTCGTCTCCAATTACAACATTAAAATCTTCAAACCAACTTTTTTCAAGTTTGTAAATAGATTGCCAAGTTGTAATAACTACAGGACTCTTTGTAGTCCTTTCCTTTCCAGAATAAATTTTGTGACAATATGACTCAGCATCCCAACCGTAATCCTGGAAATCCTTGTACATCTGCTCTACCAGAGATGTCGTCGGAACAACTAGAAGAATTTTTTGCCCTTTATCCACATAATATCTTACGAGGGAATAAATCATCAGTGATTTGCCACTGGCAGTGGGGCTTATCAATAGTTTTCGATTATACCGTAACGCACTATATACTCCCTCAATTTGATAAGAACGGGGTTTATGAGTGCAAATAGAATGCATATAATCTTTTACGCCTTCATGTGAAATCTCCTCATTAACTTCAAACGGAAGACCGTAAAACTTATTCTCTCTAAATTCGTATGTATAATTATAGAGTTTTAATTTGTCAATAACTTTATCCAACAGTCCAGCATATATCTCTCCAGTGTGGACTGAAAGAAGTCTTATTGTTCCATCCCAGTGACGATTTCTCATCTGAGGCATAAACTTTGCCCCTGGGACTTCGAATGTAAAATGTACTTGCAGTTCATATAAAATATGAGGTTCACATTCTAACTTGATGTAAACCTCATTCTTTTTATGAATTATTACGTCACTCATAAAAAATAATAATATCTCTTATGAGTATTTATTAACCCAGTCCAGATTGGAATCTCATATATTCTATAGAGTTTTTAATCTGATAAGTTCTGTTGTGAATCATTTTAAGAATATCTTCAATGTAATTTAGCATTACATCATAGTATTCAACCTTTAAAGATATTTGTGAAAGTTTATCATCAGCACTCAAATATCTTTCCATATCAGATTTGTCTCTGATTTTTTTGGGAAAGGGATCTTCAACATAAACGTCGGGATCTGCTTTTCCAGAATAATATTGATGCCTTTCGTGTCTGATATTTCTTTTTTGCTGATCTGCTTTTTTTCTTAGTAGAATTATATTATTGTAAATGTCAAAATACTTAGCGTGTAAAACTGGAGTATTTAAAGATTCTGTATGAAGATTGTCTATATCCATCTTTGAATCTTTTTCCCACATTTCTTGAATAAATTCAAGACTGAAATTCATAAATCTTTTCCTCTCTTATCAACTATATTATACACCATATATTTAAAACTGACTTCTGCCGTCAAGTAATTGATATCATCATCAGTTGCATCAAACTCAAGAGTTGATAGTGAGTATGGAAACATTGATTTAAATATCACTTGAAAGTTTAAGTTTTGATTACTGTTTAAAACGATCAGAGTTCCATCGGAATATATATTCATTTCCGATCTATTTTGCATTTCAAAATTTTTATTAGATTTTTGAAAGTCGTGAATTTGCTTGAGTGATTCTGGATATCCCAATCCCCTCATCCAATTCTGAATCTCCATATAATTTGATAGATCTTCATCTACCAAAAATCTTAGAGAGAAATCGCCAAAATCCATCTTATCTCCTGGAACTGGAATATCCTTGAGATAAGTTGGTTGATTGGCAACTCCTAAAGCAATATCTGGAATATTTGCGGAGTTTGCAAAAAATGCAACCTTAGGTGCTCTATTTAAGGTAAATCTAAATCCAACAGGAGCAAGAAAATTCCTATTTTCAATTTGTCCACTGAAAGGAGTTCTTGTCATTTTTTTCTAACTATTTAGACAAAAAAAGAGGGTCCGAAGACCCTCTGGAAGAAAAGTATGAACCTAATGGATCACATGAGGTTCTTAACTTGTACTCTTCTGTAGTAGGTGTTTGCGTTGGTGTTAAGAGCACCAAGTCCACGACTTGTACCCTCAGCGAATGGATTTGCGACCATGCCGTAGCGGGTCTTAAAGCCAATCTTAGGCTGGAAGGTGTTCTCGCCAACGGCACGAACCATTTGGAGAGGAACATATGGGCAATAGAACAGACCAGCGTCATAAGGTGAAGAACCCTTATAACCTACTGTGTAGTACTGGGTGTTGCTTGTGTTTGCTGAATATGGGTCAATGTAAACACGGAACTTGCCCATCAGAGTACCAGCAAAGGTGTTGCCGGTATCATCAACGTTCAGGTTGGCGTTAAGTGCAGGGGTGTAATCGAGAACACCAGCCATGCTCAGAGCGGAAGCAACGTCTGCGGAGCAGATGATTACGTTGCCCTTTCCTCTACGAGTTGTCTGGGCGATTGCGTTTGCATCGCGCTCGATTTGGAACAGAAGACCCTTGAACTTCTCAACTGACCAACGACCGTTTGAGTCGATGTCAAGGTCGAAAGTTCCAGGAGTTGCAACGTTGTTTCTAGCACCCTGCTTAGCAACCTTGTAGATAGTTCTGATGACTTCACGGTTGATCTCTGCCAGAATCTCGGTTGAGAGAATGTTGGCGAGTTCAGCTTCTGCATTCAGACCGTGAATTGCCTTCAGATCTTGTGCAAGCTCGAGTGAATACTCGGCTTTCAGTGCTCTTGACTTTGCTTCAACAAGAATCTTCTCGATTGAGAAGGACATCTCATTGAAAGCGCCGGTTCCAGAACCATTAAGACCTTCTGCTTCTTCGGTGCCCATTCCTTGACCAACAGTGTAGCCAAGTGATGATGCAGTACCAACTGGGTTAAGAAGTCCAGGATTTGATCCACTAGAAGTGTCTGAAGTGGTTCCCATTCCAACTGCACTGTCGGTAAATCCGCTACTAAGGCTACGTCCAGCATTCTGACCAGAGAATGATGAATCTGCCTCGTTGTAGAATGCTTCAGATGCGGTTGAAGGATCGCGGTCGGTTCCATAGGTGGAACGCATTGCGAAGATCAGTCCAGTAGGACCGTTCATTGGTTGAACGCCTGCAACATCATAAGCGATGAGGTTAGGCATTGAGCGTCTGATCAGGGAGATCAGAACGGGGTCGAAACCAGCAACTGGACCTGAAGCGTTGGCGTCAGCGCCGAAACCAGCGTTGCCTGATCCAGCACCGGGTGATGCATTGGTGCCAGTGCTTGTTGTTGGTGTTTCGTACAGCATTCCCTGATTCTGGAATGCAGATTGCTCTCTAAGGAACTTTTCTTGGTTTTCGAGCAGGACAGCGGTTACAGCCTTTCTGTGTGAATCCTTGATTGAATCAAGACCTTCGAAGTTTAGAAGGGGTGCCCACTTTTCCTGCAGATGCTCGGATTGGAACATTTGCTTTTACCTTTTGTGGATGTTTACGTTTGATTTAATATTAAATTCAGTTTTTAGCGACAGTTGAAAGTGTCTTCAGATATGCATTCATTACATCTGAATGGAATTCAGTTGCAACATCTACACCTTCTGAAAGTGTCTCAACTCTTGCTTCTTCAGAAACAGTCTTCTTAGGGAAATATGATTCCTTAAGTGTTTCTAACTTTTCACGATATTGTGTCTCACTTTCAAACTCAACACTTTCGGAAAGTGAAGCGAGCTTTTCTTTCTGAGTGACTGCGAGTCCCTCTGAAATCTCATCAAAGATTCTGTCTGCAACCGACTCGGAGAGACGGTTATTCAGAGCAACGTTTCTCTCAATTTGCTCGTTGAGTTTTGTCTCCATTTCATCAAGTTTATCTACCATGCTCTCTAATACATCATATTTTTCTTCAGGGATTGATACATAATGTTCTTCAAAAAGATTCTTCATGCCAGAAAGGAATGACTCTGTGAGTTCTTCCTTAAGACCTGCCTGAACGGCAAGTTCGTTTTGAGCGATCCATTCATCAGCAACATACTCAAGGTATGCATCAACTCTTTCCTGGAGTTCGCTCTTGATTTCCTCTACTGATTCGAGTACTTTCTGCTCAAATTGAACTTGATACTCTTCATCGAGAGCTTCTTTGATTTGAGCAACTTTTGATCTTAGAGCTGCTTCAAATACAA